TGAAGAAACTTTAATTCTTGCCTCAGCAATCTCAAAGTATTCTTGTTCTTTTTCGATACCGATAAAATCAAAACCCTCATCTTTTGCAGCCATTCCAGTAGAACCACTTCCCATAAATGGGTCAAGAACAGTTCCACCTTTTGGTGTTACAAGTCTGCATAGGTATTTCATTAGTTCTTGGGGTTTTACTGTTGGGTGTGTATTTAATCTCATTGCGACTTTGTTATGTTTAGTTCCATCACCATCGGCTGCAAAATCTAAATTACCTCTTTTTAGTTCTGCTTTTGCTTGGTTACCCCACGCTATAGGTTTTGCAGTAAAGTTTTCTAGCCCTTTGTTTTTCTCTGCACTTGCTGTCTTAGGACAATAGAAGTATCTTGCCCATTCTGTTTCTAATCCACCATGCATAACATTTGCTGGATATCTACCATCTAGTGACCCACCAATAACTGCTTCTGTATTAGATTTATGTAATGATTGTCCATCAAACATTGTTTTAGTAGAATTGACTTTAGTTTTTCCTTGCGCTAACTGTGGTATCGGTTCGTTACCCTCACCATATGGTATCCTACACCCATCAATATTAATACCACCAGTTCTGTGTTCTAATACATTATCTACAATAGATTTTTCTGACAAAGGTTTTCTCGCCATCACAATAGGTTCGTGTGCTGGTTTCAATGCAGTACCCCAACCTTCCCATTCAGATGTTCCTACTGTTATTTCTTCTTCTACTTCTTGACCAAATGCACCAGCACCTATTGCAGTTCTTTCTTCTGCAATCGCAACACCTTTTCTAGCGTGTGTCTTTGTTTCGCCAGTCTTTATTCTTTCATTTCCGAGGCGCCTGTCAACGCCTTTACCTAAGTTCAAACTTTTAGGAAATCCACTTCCATATATCCACATAATCTGGTCACGAATTTCAAAACCAGCATCTTCTATTGCAACAGCCATTCTGTGGTAGTTTCTTGATGCACTAAAAGCAAGTAGATGACCACCAGGCTTAAGTAAGTCGTATGCGAGTTTCCAAGTATCTGGCCTAAAAGCAATATCTCCACCATCCCATTCCTTTCCCATAAATCCTACAGATTGTCTTTGAAATGCACCATCTTTATCTTTTGCTGGTGCAGAACCTTCTTTACCAAATCGTTCTACGATTGATGTTAAATGGTATGGTGGGTCTGTAACTACAGAATCTACTTGTTTACCTTCATCTATAAGTTTTTGCATTTCTTCAATGCAATCTCCATTAATAATCATTTTTCTTCCTCATGGGTGTTGTGTAGTAATCTCTGGGTTTTCTTTTTTATCTTCTTCATAAAGAATTAGTGCAATCAGAGCATAGTTTGCCATATCGACTAGAGTATCTTTAATACTTTCATCTTTTACTTTCAATTTCTCTTTCTTTGCGAAACCCATAATGCGACTAAATTTGTCTCCAATACGAACACAACAACCTTTCCACGCTGGAATACCAGCCATCTCACAAGTTCTAAAATTTGCGAATACATCTTCTGTACTTGCATAGTCGTGTCGTTTTGCATCATGCGTTGCTTTCATTTCTTCTAGTAATTCATAAAATCGTTCACTTTGTTTCATTATACCACCTTACTAAAGTTTCTTTCTTTCTGAAACTTAATTGTATGTCTAAATTTATCAAATAACATATCTTGTTTATGGGAAATAACAAATACATTCTCTTTATCAAAAGTACCTAAGATTTTAAGAAATGCATCTGTACCATCTGCATCTAGAGAACTATCAAATATTTCATCTAGGATTAACAGATTAGTATTCGTAGAATTCTTCATCTTTGCAATCGCTCTCCAAGTAAAAAGAAGTGCAAGGTCTATTCGCATCTTTTCACCTTCAGAAAAGTTTGCATAGGTAAAGTCATCACGGAATCTTGATTTAATTGTTTCGTTGAAGTTTTCATCAATATTAAAGTTGACAAAGAAATCCATAGATGATAGATAAGTATTAATCAATCTATTCATAATAGGAAGATACTGTTTAATAATCTTAGTCTTGATACCAGTATCTTGTAATAGATTTCTTGCAACATCATAATAGAATAATTTCTCTTTTAGTTTGTGTGCAGAGGTTTCATAACTATCAAATTTTTCTTGAAGTCTTGCAAGTTTCTTGATATCTTCTTCTGCAACTTCTTTATCTACTATCTGTTTGATTTCAGCTTCTAGGGTTGAGTTAAACTTTTCTAGTTGAGTAATTGAACTACGATATTTCTGCATCTCAACTTGATTCTTTTGAATTACCTTTGAAAGATTTTTAAAGTCTTTTAATTTATCTTCAACCTTTTTCATTTCATCAGACATTTTATTTAAACCTTCTTCTAGTTTTTCAACTGAAGTTTGGTTCTGTTTAATTTTTTCTGATTTAAAAGTTTCATCAATATGTTGTTCACAAGTTGGACACTCATCATTTTCTTCAAAGAAAGTAATCAAAGTACTTTCACGATTGTGTTTATCTTTTAAAGAAAACTGAACATCTTTTAGTTTATCTCTTTTTGATATGACAACATCTTCACCATTCATAGCTTCCAGAAAAGTATCGGTAGATTCTTGTAACTCTGTTTCTTTGTGATTGTTGAGTTGGATTTCGTCATTGTTTTCATCTATCTGTTTTGTTTTTTCAGCGAGAATAGTATCCCTATTGTTTTTAGAATCTTCTATGTACTTCTCTTGCATCTCTATCTTACTTTGAGTAAGTTCTTTTGTAAAATTCGTATCAGTGATATTTGTATTGATTTCTCTTACCTTTGTTTTCAGAACAAGGTTCATCAAAGAGAATATTTTAATGTCTAGGATATCTTCTACAACTTCTCTACGGTTCTTAGAGTTTAACTGCATAAATGGTACGAATGTAGAACTACCAAGTATTACAACTTGTGTAAATGAACGATAGTTGAATTTAAGGATTTGTTGTTCTAGATGTTTCTGATAATCCTTTGCATTTGCGTTCTGATTAATCATCACATCATCAACATAGATTTCAAACACATTTGGTTTGATACCACGAATAATCTTTACATTTTTACTCTGTGTAGAAAACTCTACCTCAACAACAGCTTCCCTTTGATTGATAGAGTTTAATAATTGTGATTTACTAATTTGTCTAAATGGTTTATTAAATAGAACAAAACAAAGTGCATCTAATATAGTAGATTTACCAGCACCATTCTCACCAACAACAAGTGTAGATGGATTCTGGTCAAGTTGTATTTCGGTGAAAGTGTTTCCAGTTGATAGGAAGTTCTTCCACCTTACAGTATTAAAGGTTACCAAATTATAACTCCAAGTCACAAGCCTCTAGATATAGAGACTTCATAGTATTTTTCAATCGTTTCTTATCCAAGTCTACATCAAGTTCATCAATGTACTTTTCTAAGAGTGTGGTTGTATCTTGAGTATTCTCTGCAATATCATCTGATACATTAGTTGCATCTAAGTCAGAAAAGTCCTCAACAATCTTTACTTCATGTGTTTGTTCTTGTAACAATCTATCTGTAAATCTATCAAACTGGTACAAGTCTTTTTTGTTTACTACAACTAGTTTAATAAACTTATCTTTATATTGTGATACATCTTCTTTACTATAATCTGTAGTAGTATCATCATAGTAAATCTTTTCAAAGATTGTAAAAGGATTTATAATTCTTTCAAGTTCTTTTGTTTCTGTATCAAAGATATGAAAACCTTTAGGACAATTATCATCACTCCAAGTCATCTGGTAAGTATTACCAAGATAATAGATATGACCATCATCAGACTTTTTATGAAAGTGTCCAGAGAATACAGTATCAAACTTCTTAAACATTTCTTTTGGATGACCAGATTCAGAGAAGTGTCCTTTATGCATTTCAAAACCACTAATCTCTAGGTGACCCATACAAACTTCTGCGTCTGACGATTTGATACCTTTCATGGTTGATGCATAATTCTCTGCATTAATCCAAGGACAGAAAAAGATTGGAGTGTTCCCAAAGCTTACAGTACAATTCTCCTCATAGAATCTTATGTTATTGTGTTTGTTACCAACCAACTCTGCAAGAGAATTTACTTCATTAGTATTCTTATAATAGGTATCGTGATTACCAATAAGAATATGTGTATCAATATTTCTATCTACAAGTGGTTGAATAAATCGTGTGCGAAAATCATTTGCAATCTTATATGAAACAAACTTACGTCTGTCCATAGTATCACCTAAATGAATGATAGTGTCAATACCTTTTTTATCTATTATAGGAAAAAATATCTCTTCCCAGAATTTGTAAAAATATTCGTTAAACGGTAGACTATCATTTCTCGCACCAAAGTGGGTATCAGTTATCAGTGCTATCTTCATTATAAAATAATTCTAATCCTTTTGGTTTATCTTTCTTCTTCTTGGGTTTATAAACATCTTCATCTGGAAGATAGTTCTTCTGTAGATAATCTGTATATGGATTATTTGTAAGTTCACCATTCTGTTCTTGTGTTAGGAACATATCTACATTCATATTTTCAATAATCTTATTCTTTACATGAGCTTGTTTTTTCTCTTTCTGTATTCGTCTAAGAAATGCATAGTAGATAATTTGTGTAAAATATGCAAATGGATTATCCGATTTCTCTGGATTAAAGTTATGTACATACTGTAGACAATTTTCAATACCATCACTAATCATTTCTTCACGATAGGTATAATTAATAAAATTTGGACGATAGGATAGATGATTTGCAATCTTTAGAAAACACTCTCCAATATAATTAGTAATTGGCGGTTGTGGATTCCCTTCTTCTTTTGCAAGAATACAACGGTCATTCCATTCTATCATGGCCTGTAAAAACTCTTTGTTATTTACATAATGTGGTTTTTTTGGTTTCTTTAATTTTGTCACTTCACCTTTTCCTTGTCAAAGTTATACATACAATACCAGAATACTACACAAAAGTCAAGTCGAAATTGAATTTAATTTATTTTGCAAAAAGACTTGACTTTGACTTGACAATAGGGTATATTTCCTATGTAGGGTTTGAAGATAATGCTTTAATGTATGGTTTTCTTTGTGTCGTAATCATCAAAGTATTCATCTAGTAACTCTTCATCCATTTCTTCTTCTAATTTTCTTAGTTGTTCTGGAGTGGGTTCTCGTTCTGCAAGAAGGGCATCTTTACCATTTTTCATTCGTAAAACACAGAATTCATAAAATTTAGAAATACCTATTGACGCAGTTGTTATTGCAACAATATTATTTTTAATGATTTCACAACTATTATTTTCACCATAAGATACCCAACGAGATAGAGCCATAGATTCCTCTAACCCAGTTTTTGATACTCTAGGGTAACTATTAATTTTTAATGGGTTGTGTGCAGTGACAAAAGTGTTAGCCGCTTCTGCACTTAATGTAGTAATAATCTCATCACCATTTGATAGTTTTAAAATTTTAGTTTTAGCATCCATATTCTAACTTTCTATTGGTAGATTTTTGATTTCATAATCAAACTCTTCTTCATTATAGATATTTATTCGTTCCATAAAGTGTCTTAGTGTAAAGTTCTGTTTTGTCTTCCAAGTCAAATCATCTGCTATATCATAAAGAGTAGCGGTGGACTTGTCTGTACCTTGACGCAACCCTCTACCGATTGACTGTAACACTCTAATGCGTGACTTGCTTGGACTACTAAAGACCACATTATGAAGGTTGCGAATATTGATACCAGTAGAGAAAGTACCATATGATGCAACGATAATTGCGTTCTTTTCTTTTTCTGTAATTTCACGAATGTTCTCCCTTGTTTGTGTATCTGTTCCACCCCATACATAAAAGACTTGTCTATCTAAATCTTTCATCATATCGTATAGAACAGCTCCATGTTTTTCTACAAATTGAAATAATACTAGTGTATTACCTTTTAAATGAGTTGTCAAGTCTACAATGAATTTGTTTCTTCTTTCATCACGAACTAGTAAATCTACTTCATCTTGATAGTTCTGACCCTTCATAAACTTTTTATCTGCATCTGGATATTGTAACACTATACACTTAATATTTAATTTTGCAAGTGTATTTTTATCCATTAATTCTTTTGTGGATGTAACTTTATTGACAGAACCAAATAGACCTTCTAATACTAATCTGTGTGTTTGCATACCATCAAGTGTACCAGTAAACCCATGTCGATACTGGGTCTGGTGCATTTTGTTCATTATGTTTGTAAGTGATTTTGCTTTGAATAAGTGTACTTCATCTCCAATAATACAACCAAACTGTTCAAAGTATTTTCTAGGCATTTTGTACAAAGACTGCCATGTAGAGATAGTTACTTCTTTTGTAATTTCTCTAGAGTGTCCTTGATATATCTTTTGCATCTTTGCTTCCAAATAACCATAATCAAGAAAATCGGAGTACATTTGTTCCACAAGAGATGTTGTAGGAACAAGTATAAGGACTCTGTTAGACTCATACCATCTACTCAGTAAGTAAATTATAAGTGACTTGCCTGAAGCAGTAGGACTAAGAGACAAGCTCCGATTGTTTCTGACTGCATGAGTAAATGCGGCCATCTGGTAATCACGAAGTTGTAAGTTCTTCCCCTTAGACTTAGGTGACACTCTTCTAATAAATCCACCCAAGACGCCATCTCTATGTTCTCCTTCATCTTTTACTCCTTCTCCATATTCAATACTTATGTCATTACGTTTTGCAAATTCTTCAATATACGGTACAAGACCAAAATAAATTTCGCCTGACATTTGATTGTATAAACGAATCTTTCCATCCCATACACGACTTTTGTAAGTGGGCATGAATTTAGCGCCTGGAACTTCAAAGGTAAAGAAGTCTACCAGTTCTCTTCCAATATTCGGTTCAGTATCAACCTTTACATATACGTCATTTTTCTTTGAAATTATCAAAGTGAACCTTCCATAAACCTTTTCCAATCAATCGCATTTTTAATTTGAAATCCACGATTGTTCATCATCTTGCAAACACTTTCTGCAT